TTGTAATGGATCAGGGGACTACTCAGTTGTTTCAGAAAGCCGGACTGACACAGGACGGGGCTCAGGCTTTAGTTGACGGATTAAGAGAAAGGCAGAAGTCAGATGCCACCCTTCGACAACAGCAGACAGCCAATCAGCATAATGAGAATATAACCATACTGAAGCAGGATATTGAATTCGGCGGAATGCACTATGAACAGACTTTAAAAGACAGCAGTCTTGGGTTAAACAGGATAAACGTTCTTTTAAAGGATGACGGTCTTACCAAGTTACTGACGGATAATAATCTGCAGACTCATCCATCCATTGTCAAACTCTTTTCCATGATAGAAAAATGGCATGGAGAGAAAGGATTCATCACAAGTGATATCAACAGTAAAATATCTGCTGACGCTAATGATCCGATGTCCATTCTCGGCCGCACTCAGGCGAATGAAATAATGAATGCCAGAAAAGCACAGCAGTCGATGTAGAATTAAAACGGACTCAGGATTATACTAATTTTAACCTAATAAGGTAATATTATGGCAGACAATAGATTTACATTACTGGATGTAATGAAGCGCATTAATCCTGACGGAACTCCGGCGCGGATCATTCAGTTATTGGCAGAGGAAAATAATCTGCTTAACACTATGCCCTTTTTCCCTACCAATAAAGAGACATTCCACCAGATTACAGTCCAGACCGGACTGCCTGGGGCTGAATTTGTCGGTATTAATGAGGGTGTCGACGCTACGAAAGGAAATACGGCTCAGATGACATTTGATACGGGCTTTATTGAAATGCGTGATCAGATTGACGATAATCTGTTTGAAGTATCAGCAAGTCCTACCAGCATGATGTCAATGGAGTCTCTGATGAAACTGGAGAGCATGAGTCAGCTTCATACCTCAACCGTATTTAACGGTACTTTGGCTAATCCTAAGTCTTTTGTGGGTTTATCTGAATATTATTCCACGTCCTCGACTGATCCTCAGAATTCAGGTTTCAATATCCTGAACGGCGGTGGTACAGGTACGGATAACGAATCAATCTGGCTTGTCTGTTGGGGCCCGATGAGAGTATATGGAATATTCCCTAAAAATATAGGGACAGCCGGATTTCAGAAAATTTTTGATGGTATGCACAATGCTGTGGCTATTAACGGAAAAACTCTGAGAGTATGGCAGAGCACCTACAAATGGCATGCCGGATTAGTGGTGGCAGACTGGAGAAGTACTGTCAGAATCGCTAATCTTGATATCAGTGACCTGCAGGCTAGCGCGCCGGGAGCTACTTTCCTGACTGATTTACTGGTAACGGCTATTGAAAGAATCAGAGGGGTAGGACCTAAGTCACCTCAGATATACATGTCTGAACGGATGATGACTTTCCTGCGCCTGCAGATTCGTAAAGAGTCCAATGTGAACCTGACCTTTGAGAATGTGGCAGGCAGAAGAGTGATGATGTTCGACGGCATACCTGTTAATAAAGTGGATCAGCTTACTCTTGAAGGCACAATTACTTTCTAAAATTCCGGTTTTTTAAATTATTAATAAAGGAGATATAACATGGGAATTATAGACACAGGGTTGCAGTTTTCAGAAAATCAGGCGATTACAGCCACGGCGTTTTCAACTAATTCTGTAAATGTAACCAATAACAATACCAATCAGGCTCAGAGGGCTATCAGAGATATAGCTCCCGGTGAGCCTGTCAGATTCATAGCGATTATAACGGAGGCTTTTAACAATCTTGCATCATTGAATTTTCAGTTGTTTAATGCTGAGGTTGACTCTTTTTCGGGATCAACACCACCTGAAGTTCTGGTATATGAGCAGGAGGTATTGCTGGTTAATCTGGCTCTAGGAGATAAGGCTGTTGATGCGGTGATTCCTAATGATCTGTTGCCTATACCGTCTTCGGGCAGGTTGGCTAATCTGTTTTATCAAGCACGATTCCAAGTGATAGGTGGTAGCCCCCCGACAACCGGTCAGATCAGCTCTCATTTCGGTTGGGGAAGCTTCGCCGCCAGTCACGATATAGGATAATGGAGGTATAATGGCGTTTGGAAAGAACAAAGATAAACAAGACACAAAGACTCAGAAGGAAAATGAGAAGAAAGTACCGGATGAAAAGAATGAGCCGGTATCATTGGGGCTTGTGTCTGATGATATTCTGTTAGAGGAAGTGAAGCGAAGAAAGTTGGGACTTTATGATGAAGCTGAAAATATATGTGTTATAGACGCTCCTGATGGTGTCCTGATAGCTGAACTGAAACATAGAGGTGTAGAATTTAATCCTGCTATCGGCAAGATGATTGATGATGTTCTGCTGGATGAAATAATACGTAGAAAATTGGGGCCTTATGGTCCTGGGGAAAAGGCAATTACACCTCCTACTGATGACGCTGTTGTAAAACCAGTGGAGAATGGACAGGGGGACGTATTGTACAAAGCGGGTAAGTACACCTGCAAAGCGGGAAGAGGGTATAATACCGGGAAGGTGATATATGATTATGGTCAGATTCTGACACTGTCGGATGATACTTTTCTGAAAGACCTTCCGTACCTGAAACATTTTATTCCTTATAAGGGAACACCTGAGCCCAGTCTGACACCTTACGGAGCTAAATTTAATAAGAAAGTTCCTAAAACGGGAGCGGCAAGAGGGGCTAATTTCAAAAATCATCCCGCCTTAAAAGGGCAGGGAACGGCAGCCGAACTGCCGGACAAGCCGGCTGATAACTGATGGCCACAAAAATAGATATCTACAATCGGGCGCTTCAGGAGTTTCAGGAAGACCCTATCGCTTCTTTGTCGGATGATGTGCAGAGCAGAAAAATAATAGACGGATTCTACGATTCAGTCAGACAGGAGGTATTGATTGAGCGTAAATGGACGTTTGCTTTTACAGTGGCGGCTTTGGCTTCTGTCCCTTTGCCGGATGAATATATTGATATCTGGCAGTCTGCATATGCTTATCCTGTGGACAGTCTTCAGCTTGATAGGGTTTATGTAAGGGGAGGACAGGATTGCGGACATATTGTAAGGCTGACTCTGGATGAGTTATTACAGCAGCAGAAAATTATTCTGAGCAATGAAGAACAGGCTTTGGCTTCCTATGTCTCGGATGTGACTGATACGGCACTCTATACCCCCTTATTTGTGCAGGCGTTCGTTATTAAGCTCGCTGCCTCGATTGTGGTTCCTTTAACCAATAATATCGAGGCCAAGGTTTTATTTCTGCAGTTATACAAGGAGATATTAGCCAAGGCTGAGGAGTCCGATTCAGAGGATTCGAAACCGATTAAACCGGTGAGACTGGATTCTTTCGCTTCCGCCAGAATAGGGTTCGGTATTGATCCGGACTGTGCTGATAGTTCTGCCGGTGGACGGGCTGCTGTTCTCGGACCTCCTTTTACTCAATAATCATGGAGATGAATTATGGCTAAACATCCTGTAAAAGTTAAAAAAGTCAAGACGGTCAAAACTAAAACCAGAAAACCGAAGAGAAAATGACCCGTATTCTACAGCCTGCTTTTACAGGCGGCTTAGTGGACGCTGACCTTGATGTCAGAACAGAAACAGCCTTATACGGTTATTCCTGCAAAGTACTGGAGAACTTCATAGTCAAATCCGGAGGCGGGATATTCCGCAGGCCGGGCATGAAGCATATTTTCAGGCAGGATAGACCTGCCCGGCTGATTCCTTTTCAATTCAACCGGGAGCAGGTATATATTCTTATATTTGTGGAAGGTGGAATACATGTAATACTAGAAGATCAGATACTGCATAATGGTGTGTTTCCTTCACAAATAGATTTGCAGTTTATGGTTACGACTCCATATTCCGCTACCGATATATTTGAGCTTGATTATTCACAATCTGCGGATAAACTGTTTCTTACACATCCGGATCATGCTACAGGTACTTTAATCCGTAAGACTCCGGATGTTTTTGAATTCGATTTCGGAGCGGCATTCAACCAGCCGGATTTTAATCCTGTTTTTGTACCACAGCGTTCTGTTGCCACTATGGAAGGGACAGGTAGTGGGGGTTCAGACATAGTAAGATATCAATATCAGGTTATCACGGAAGCCGGTCTGATCAGTATTCCGATTGATCTTATTATTACAGCCGGGTTTCTTCCCGGTAACTGGCCTGTAGGCAAATTTGCTCAGGTGGTGGTGGTAGTGAATCAGGGAGCTGATCCCAATATTCCAAAAATACCCTTTCGTATTATTTTCTATAAGGAAAGAGCGGGACTATTCGGATTTGTGGGCCAAGCGGTTGTACTTAACCCTACTTTTGAAATTTTGGTGGACCCTGTGATCAATGGTGGTTTTGAGGCTGAATGGAATGCATCAGGCAGTGGCACCAATGAATTTTATCTGACCGGACCATCCGGTTCTGATCTGGAACTGGTGAAACCGGCAGGAATTATGCGGGATACGACTCTGACAGTGGAAGCGACACTAGGGTCTTTAGGAATGAATCAATGGGGATTCGGAGATAATGACAGCTTAGGATTTGAAACTTTATATTTCCGGGACTCTACAGGAGTGGCTCCTGTTCTGACCCCGGTTTCCATTCTCCAGTTTACCTACATTCTGATAGATAATAATTTCGATCCTGATGTCACTGATTCACCGATTAATCTGAAAAGTGATTTCAGTACGACGGACAATCGCCCTATCACTGTCACACTACATCAGAACCGTTTATGGTTCGGAGGAACCAATAGTGCTCCACAGACCTTATTCGCCAGCAGAATCAGTAATTTTGTATCTTTTGCGAGAACTGAGGCAAGCCTGGCGGCTGACGCGATGGAGCTGCCGATTGTGTCCAACAGGGTAAATGAAATAAAATGGATGGAGCCTTTTAATAATGATCTGCTGATAGGTACAGCAGGCAGTGAATGGAGAATAGCTGCTCCGGACGGAGCTGCTCTGTTCGCCGCCAATATTGTAGCCCGCCCTTTATCGGGCTGGGGTAGTGAGGCTGTCAAACCTGTAGTTATAGGCAACACCATTCTGTTTGTAGAAGCCGGAGGTAAAGATATCCGTGATTTTTTCCAGGCGGTACAGCCTGAAGGATTTACAGGTTCCGGTGGTAATTATCTGACTAAATTAATAAGGAATCTGCTGGAAGACCGTCGGGTTACAGACATGGCATATCAACGCTCTCCTGAGTCCGTTTTATGGTGTGTACTGGATGACGGCGTTCTTCTGGCGGTTACTTATCTGAAAGAGGCTCAGATCATAGCTTGGCACCGACACCCTACTGATGGAAAGGTACAGTCAGTAGCGGTGATTCCGGGAACGAACGGAGACAGAGTCTATCTCTCAGTACAGAGAGAATGCGGTTTTACTACAGTCAGAATAGATGACAGATGGAACGGTAATGATATAACCGAGGCTTTTCTGACGGATGAATTCGAGGTGTTTGACGGTTCCCTGGTGAATGAAGAGAGTACCTGGACAAAATCAGCTTCAGGTATCAATGAGTATTTTGTAACACCGGGAGTATCCGTCTTACCTTCATTGATTTATGAGAACAGAATTCCGATTGACCAGGGAACATTGGGCTCTCTGGCTGTCGGTGAGTGGGACTACGGAGATAATGATTCTCTGGGATTTGATACTGTTTATGTGCGGTTGACGGATGAAGTCAGCCCTCAGAGTAAAGCGGATGATTTTGTCTCCATCTACGCCACGGTATTCAGCGGCCTGGATCATCTTAACTGCTCAATACGGGACAGCCGTTTCACTTGGGTTGCATCCGGAGGCAGTAACCAGTTTCAGCTTAAAAGTCTGCCTTTAGATCCCCCTAATTTTACTACTTTTCTGCCTGAACTGCCTTTTGTATATGAGGACGGACAGAAAATGGTCAGGGGAACTTTCCCCACTTTGGAGCCGGGTGAATATGATTATACTTTACTTTCCGGGAACAGTCATTATTTCGTAAGATTAACCGACGAAGCCGATCCTGATACCAAACCAGCCGGATTCATAGCGACTTCAGTGGAGGATAACGACGGAGTCAATCAGAAACTCTCGGTATTGGCTGACGGTTCACCGATCGCGGATGTGACGTTGGATTTCGAGGGGACTTTCACCTTGGATGAGCCTGCTTTCAGAGTGTGCGCCGGACTGCCTTATACCTCCAAAGTATCACCTCTGGATGTGGAGGTTCCTTCTGATCCCAGAAAGCGCAGCGCGGGTAGTCTGGGACTGACTAAAAGCATTGATAAACTTATTCTTAAAGTAAGAGATACGGTTGGAGGAAAGATAGGGCCTGATGAATCCAGACTTCAGGATCTGCGGACACCGGGTCCGGTTCAGTTTGATACTGCGGCGGAGCCTTTCAGCGGTTATCTTAAGGATTATATACCGGGTGGTAATAATAAACAGGTTAATGTGATTATAGTACAGGATCAGCCGTTACCGATGACGATATCGGCTCTGATTCCTAATCTGAATGTTAAAGACCAGGGGATTTAATGGGAGTAGGATTAGTTGCATTCGGCGCCGGAATAGGATTTCTCGGAGGTTTTCAGAGAGCAGAGGCGCAGAACAGATCACTTGATTTTCAGGCTGAACTGGCTGAGATTAACGCCGATATAGCTCTGGAGGAAGCGGAATTTACAGAAAAATTCGCCATGCGTACTGAGTTACAGTTCAGAATAGAGTCAGAACAGTTCTTAAGCGCGCAGAAAGCACAGGCAGCTGCTTCCGGGTTTTCGACAGAGACAGGAAGTATCAGAGAATTACTGACACAATCGGAAGTCCTGGCCGAGGCGGACGCTTTGGCGATCCGTTTCAAAGGTGAGTTCGAGGCCTTTAAAAGAAGGCGGGAGGCTCAGGTATTGGGAAGACAGGCTGATATATTCAGAAGTTCAAAAACCGATCCTCTGCTTGCCGGTTTCACAAGTGGAGTTTCAGGGGCAACATCATTCATAGGAAGATAAATGACGACAAATAATTTTGTTTTAACCTTAAATTATACTGAAGTGGCCGATGGAGCGTCCCTGATAACTTTGGCGGGCGGGGATTTTGCCCGACTGCATATCAAGCCCGGAGTAGGAATACCTGCTGATAATGTTGCCTTCCATCCTTTAATATTGGAGAAAGGCACGGACAGAGGTTTTCCTTATGGCGGAACTGAAAAGGTATTTGCCCGTAAAACATCCAAAGACAGTCAGATAGAAGTCAAACTTGCTGTTACCCCTGCGATATAGGAAAATAAAATGGGATTACAATGGCCGGGGTCAGGAACAGGCGGCGGAGGTACGACTGATCTTAAATTACCTCCGATAATTAAAACTCTGAACGCTACTCTTGCCGCTGATGAACTTCAGGAAGTAATTGAATATCAGAATGGGGCAAATGCCCGTGTATTTACTATACCGCTTGAGGCTTCTGTTTCTATTCCTGTAGGTTCATGGTTTGAAATCTGGAGAACGGGTTCAGGAGAGATCACTATTGCTCAGGAAAGTTCAGGTACACAGACTTTCAGGTCTGTACTCGGTGATGTTGATTTTAAAATCGACGGCCAGGACGGGTTCAGCGTTATAGGTTTAAAAACAGCTACGAATACATGGCTGTTTAAAGGTAATATCAAGGCTGTATAATGAGTTATTTTACAAGAGAAGGCGGTATTCTGAGTACTCCTCATCCTAGGAATGTGGGGGTGCAGCCAACCTTTTGGCTGGATGCTCTGGATACTGATCCTTTGAATTTTGTATTTAACGGGGCGGATGTTGCTTTGTGGAAGGACAAAAGCGGCAATGGAGAAACCGCCATCCAGTCAATAGTCCTGGAACAGCCGGAATTTATATCAAACGGATTAAACGGCAGACCGACTGTCAGATGGGTACACGCCGGAGCTGCTATGGGCCTTGAGATCAGCGGCGGTCTTCCTATCGGGCTGAATGGTGACAGAACCCTGTTTATGGTGATCAATCCTACTAGTGGTTTCGGTAATAGTGAAGTTTTCGGAATAGATACCGGCAACAGGATTGATTTTGCGGGGGATTTCATTTCCATAAGACAGGCCCCCAGGCTTGTAGACAGTCTCGCCGGAACAGTGCCGCAGAATATCCCTACCATAATTACAATTACTGACCGTCAGGGGTCGTTAGTGAATGACATGAATGTTTACAACGGGAGTACCCAGATCCTGACAAATACCCTTAGTGCTTTTAGTTGGGCTATGAATGTTAATCTGGGAATCGGAAAATCGTTGAATGTCGGCTCCCGAAGTTATCATGGGGATATTTCAGAAATCATTATGTATCCCGTAATATTAAGCACTGCAAACAGATTAAGAATATTAGCTTACCTAACTGCTAAATGGGGATTTTAAGTGAATAATATTGTATTTAATACTGAAGCGGAAGCGGATACAGCTACGGAATTATGCTGGATTCAGTATGTTAAAAATAAAGTGGCTGCGGGTTGTCGTGCTGTAAACGGTCAGGAGTATGCTGATTTAACAGGTCTGACAGACACTGAAATATGTAATTTAAGATTATACGGTAAAGATCAGCAGGGGACTGATGTCAAAACGAAAGGGCTGACTATTGATTATCAGTTGTATATTAAGTCATATTCTGCTGATAAATGGTTTGCCGCCCAGCCTCCGGCTGAATACTTAGCCCTTTTGAGCGGGTATATTGTAAAAACGCAGCAGGAATTGACGGATGAAGGGTATTATCCTCCTGATCCATAGCAGCAATAAGTTATTAAAAATCTGATTTATCCGATCTGTTTTTCTCTCTTCACTTGTACCGGGTGTTGCAGGTCGGATAGGTCGGAATTGACGGTTAAAGGCTGAGGTATTGTGGTTCCACTATCTTTTCTTTGAGAAGGTGGAGTAATAGGTCAGACTTGGCGTGTGCTCCGTTTTGTCCTGTATACTCTATTCCTGCGATCACTTCCGGGTTATCAGGGTAGAGATAATATCCGGCAGCATAAGTATGAAAAGACAATTCCGGTTTTTTACGGAAATTATAAAAGCAGTACTTATAGCCGTCTATTTCACATCGGGAAGGAAGCAATACATCCAGCTCGGCTGAGGAATAGGCTGGATAAATCATTCTATCCGGGAAATATGCATCGATTACTGAATACCAAATGCCCAAATACCATTCTTTAGATTCAGACCGCCACCAAACAAAACAACTATCCAACTTCAGTCCGGCTTCATTAAATTTCTTAGCCTGCTCTAAAGTGCAGACCTGATTTTCAAGCTGGTACATCTTTCCTTTTTAATTTTTGTTTTAATTCCCGATTTTCATTATATAATTTTAATGCGTATCTCAACCATTTGGAGTGGGTATATTTTTGTTTTTCTCCATTTTGCAGACGCACTTTTCTTGTCACCCAATCATCACGTAAGGCTACTCTTTGGTTGTGTATTCTTTTTTCTAATTTTTTGATATAATCAAGCGTCATCATAACTCCTTTCATAAGTAACTATCCTCAAAATGTATGGGTATATCCTTCATCAGACGTTCATCCACTTTCAGTTTAATGACTTTCCCGCCTCCATTTAAATAATCATTAAGGGCGCTTTCAACCTCCTCACGACTGATTATAATCGGGTTTTTCCTTTTGTTATAACGCCGGAGAAAGGGAGCTTTCCACTTATTTTCTTTAGATGCTGTCATGGTGTTATAAGAATAACCCAGTGGTTCATTCTTATTTGAAAATCAACATAAAAACTGGAAATACAACCGAGATCAGGCGTTATTAATGTGCATTTATCATGGTTTGTATAAAAATTATAATGTAATTCTTCGTCATAATCTTTTTCTGCGATACGCTTTTTAAAATAACATTTGCCTTTATAGTTTATATCACAGTTTTTAGTGGCATAATCTATATCGCTGTATCTGTGACATCCGATTGTTAATAGAAATATTAAAATCATCAGTAAGTTCTTCATTGTTTTTTCTTTACTCTACGTGTTTTACTTTTCATGTTTATTTCATCCAGCCTTTTACTCCAAGCCTGAAGGGTAACATCCGCTAACATAGGAATAACAATTGTTTGTATTCCAAAATAAGATTTAACTTTCACTTGTATCTGCATTTAAAATGCTCCGGTTTCTGCAAAATCCTGTAAATACGGTAATAATTCTTTAACCTGTTTTCTGTTAAATTGAATAAGAGCAAAACCTCTATGTGTCTGTTTTTTATTTTTCATCATGTTGAGAAAATAGAGCATAAAATTTTTCTTTAAAGCTCATCTGAGTTGAATAATATATCACAGTCATCTTGATTTAACATAATAGTATCATGATAAAGTACTCTAACCGTAGGTTTGTTATAGCGGATATTATAGGATATATTTTTTCCCCTTTTTTGTTTTATCATGAAAGAAACCATATTTGCTGCCTCTTCAGCGCTGCCTGCTTCCACGCTGACATAATTAATCTCTTTAATTTCTAGGATATAGGCTTTTACTTTTTTTATATTTTCTTTTTTATCCATTATATTTTCTTTATTTATTTTTCAAATCCCTAGCTTTATTCATTATAGGCGGATAAACCATCTTAAAATGGCTGAAAGATGTAAATACTACTTCATAAGCATATATCATTAATTTATTCTGGTTTTCTACTGTCAGTTTATCATAGGCGCTCCGCAGGAGTTCGGATTTTTCAAGCATATATTCAAATTTTTCCTCATCGGTCATGCTCTTATACTTCTGTCTTTCTGCTTCATACTCAGCATTCTCGGCTGCTTTATCTATGACAGTCGGGGACTTAATTCCCAGCGGCTCCCACCCTTCCAGTAATGCTTTTTTAATCCATCTGGTCGGGTATTCAACTGTTTTTCCCTTAGCCTCATATTCATAAAATGCCTTTACAGCATCTTCGATCTGTGGATAGGTATATCGTTTCAGAACAAATCTTACTCCGTTATCCGATACTTTGATTTTCTTTAAAAGTACTGTTATATTATTATATACAGGCAATGATACAATAGGTTTGTAAACAGTGAGAGGGATGTTTTTTTTATGTTGCTTATTCTCAGTGATATGGAAGATAATGCCTGTGACAGTATGACCTTTTTTGATAAACTCAGGTTGAAGAAAAATTGAAGTCTGTAAATTGACCTCATTAATTGCCGGGATAAGTACTCTTTTATTAAAATCTTTATATTGTTTATATTTATCAAGGGCAATACCGAAAAATTTTCTTAATATTTGAATGGTTTTTTCCGGAGTTCGTCCTACTTCCGGGGTAGCGCCTTTACTGATGGATGTTTTATAATCCCAACATAATTCATACAGTGCCCACCCATACTGTCCTCCTTTGTATTCCTTCTGGAGTTTTAAATTGATCTTGGCGTATACTCTGGGATTACTTAAGGCCGGAATTAGTTCCGGGGGAAAAGAGTAAGTACATTCTTTATTGAATTTATCCAGGCGTACACTAGCCAATAGGCTGAATTTACCCCATATATCTATTTTGTCTTTCTCATAAATATTATATTCAACTTTAGTATCCACCAGACTCTCAAGCATCTTTTTAAGATGTGTGGTATTATTAATACTTGGTACATACTCTTTTAGAGCTTTCACACTGATTGTATGCACATTTGTAGTATTCATCTCATTAAAAGCATGAGCCAGCAGAGCATTGTGTATATGATGCTCCAAGAGGGTTATTTTATGTTCTATTTCGATCAGGGCACTTGATTTCATTAAGTCTTTTTTGGTACTCATAATTATTGTTTGTATAGTAACTATTCAAATTTGAGAGGAAGTAATTTATTTGTCGTGGTTGATTAATAAATTACTTTTTAGTAGCGACAAAGTCAATAGTTAATTTTGTCGCTATATCAAATAATCTGTCCACCTCCAGCTAATAATCTGTCCACCTCCACAAATAATCTGTCCACCTCCACAAATAATCTGTCCACCTCCACAAATAATCTGTCCACCTCCACAAATAATCTGTCCACCTTCAAACTGGGAAAGCCTTTCTGTTATTGAATGTGCGGCACCCCTAAAACTCTTAAAACTCTTTAAAACTCTTTAAAACTCTTTAAAGTACTACAAACAGTGAAATTTGTTTGATTTCGGCAAAATAATACTTTAAAAAGTGGTTGTTGTAGTTATAATAAATTATTTTATCTGTTTTTTCTATTGGAATAAAAAGAAGAAAGACCCGACATGGCCATGTCGGGAAGAAATGATAAGGAAAGTCTGAGAAGAAGATCATTTTCCTGATGTCGGGAAAACGATCAAACCCTTTATTTCAGCCGATGTCGGGATTCCGGCCTCGGTGTAATTTCAGTAGGTTAGTATTTTTTTGTTTTCGGAATAGAACCGGGTATGGTCCAGAGGTTTTGAACTGTTTGATATTTTCGAATAGTTGGGAAATTGGGTTCGGCTAAGGTTTTGTTAAAAAAGTTGAACAATAATTTTTTTCTGTTTAGAATAGTGGAAAAGAAGATTCAACACTTAATCAGGAGGCTTATGAGATGTGGTAATTGTACTTTTTATGAAGCATTGATGGCCGCAGATTTGTTGATTAAAGGAAAATGTCACCGTTTGCCGCCTATATTTATCAGTAGCAGACTGAAGGATGATTTATTAATTTGTGATTTTCCTGTTGTTTCTGCGGATGATTGGTGTGGAGAACATAAATACAAAAAGGACTAAACAAAGAAGAGGGCTTATGTCAGATAGAACCGGAACATCGTTTTTAATGATTCTTATTTTTGCCGTTGCGATTGTGGTGTTAATGTATACCAACGGATGTGACAAAAAGGAGCCGGAGGAACTTGTCGACACCTTGGAAATTCAACCTTTGGCAATTAATACATCGGGTATAACGGGGCTGGCTTTCAAAAAACAGGGTGTGGTTTTATCACCGCTGGTTCTATCAGCGGTTTCAGTCGATAACTCATCTGACCTTCCGCCGGGAAGAGAAATCGTGATGGAGGATCAGAGCACTGATTTAAGGGTACTGCTTCCCGGCAATCATAGGGCTCACCATTACGCTGTCGGGGAAAAACATAAATCAGAAGGGCGGTATATTCTGGCTGTCAATACCCGTCTGTCGGTGATCAGAAAAGAGACAGGGCAACGGGCCGACTGTGTGGTGATGGTGCTTTACCTTGGTAATAGCAATAGTAACCCTGTTTGTCTTCAACTCCATGATGATCAGTATGACCCGGAAATTCCGGTGGCTGTGACTCCTGAAAATACTTCTCCGGGTGATCAGGAGAAGGTTTATTTTGCTTTGAACAGGTCTGCCGGCGGATTTGTTATTAACCGCTGGGATGGGTTGAGTAGTATCAGCACTATCTATGAATCAGTTTCGGGCAGTATGAATAAATTTCATAGCGGTGAAGCGTTGATTGCCCTGACAGGCAAAGACGGAACGGAAGATATTCTGTTTAATGGAAGTCCCGAATTCGGTTGGGGGTTAAGAACGGATATCGGACAGGGGTTACCTATCAGATTTAACGGTACTTTATTTTTTACTAAAGTTCCTAATCCTGCCAATAGCGGATTTTTTAATCTGCATGTCAATCTGACTATAGGTAATATTGTTTCCTATGCGAATCAGACTTCTCTGGACTGTGTCCGTCCCGATAATCAGGCGGATATATTCACCGGGAGTGAATACGCCTACTGGATTTCAGCCGGAGATAATAAACTGTGTTCTGTTACCCCTGATCCTGACAATCAGAGTCTTTACGACTACAGCATAGTCGATGCTTCTATGGATTGGCAGTATGGCGTGTCTTATGAGGAGACTCTGTTTCTGTACGGATTCGATCAGACTGATCCTCATCTTGAACAGGTTGATATGACATCCGGAATAATTACAAAGATCAACAAGCTGACTGAATACGGTATGGCTTACGTTATCGGGTTATCCCATTATCAGTCCGGGATTAAAATTTCCGGAATTAATACGGTGACGGGGGGTGATCTGGAAATTTTCTATCATGTGAAAGACGCGACTCTCGATCTGAATCCCGGCTCTACTGTCACTCTTTATAATTTCGGAAAACTGTAATGCAGAAAGGTATACAGATAGGCTGGAATGGAATGGGCAGACTTAAAATAAAATTCCGTTTGGCAAAAAAGATCATGAATCATTCTGATCATTATACAGAAGGTGCTATTATAGCGGCAGGGTTTCTATTAACCAGACGTTGTGATTATGAAACTCTTCATGATACCGCAAATCATACATATTGTTTTAAACGTAAAACCAAACTCAAAACTATCGTACATCCCTGATTATGGTATTTATTCCCACATTCCGGAGGCAGGCGGTGGGTGTGTCTCCGGCGCTGCCCCGCGAGAACCTGACGGTTCCTGCCGGAGCTTTTGAAAATCAGCAGTTCAAGGCTTTATCTTCTCTGGCTCTTTCCGGAGCGAAGCTGAGTGAGTTTCTGTCGGATAGAGCGGATCAGATTGAGGCCGGCAGAGATAAGATTATCGCGGATGGTGCTTTCAACAGGCTTTATGACGCTCAGAGTCCTCTTTTCAATCAGGCCCGGACAACCAGAGGTGTCAACGCTTCCGGAGTAACTACCCGGTATACGGAGCAGTTTGATGAAATCGCCAATGATGAATTCAAGGATCTGGTTAATGACAGGCAGAGGACTTTATACTTTGACAGGGTTCAGGCTCTGAAGAAAAACCGGAACGGTTTTTTATCAACACATGAGTCTAAGCAGTTCCAGACGGCGATGGATAATAACCTATCGGCCAATACCACGGAGGCGGTGAATGAAGCCGGAATCAACTTTGAAAATGACGGAATCTACGATGAGAGCAGAATGAAGGCTCTGACCTCCAGGCGTGATCAGATGATTTTCAAAGGAGCCGGACAGCAGCAGATAGAGAATGAACTGAAATCTCTGAATGGTGGCCTACAGGCCCAGCGGATTAATCAGATAGCGGATGGCGGGCAGTTGGAAAAAGCCAATGTACTGCTTAACTTTCATAAGAAGGAACTGACACCGAAACAGTTTGAGGATCTGAAAACCAAACTTGACGGAAAGTTTTTCCGGGAACGGGTACAGAATAAAACCGATGATCTTTTTCTTAAGTCCAGAGGAGATGAATCTCTGGCGTTGGATAATGCTCATAAGCAGTTATCAGGAAAAGAGGAGGAGGAAGTTGTAAGAAGTCTGAAGCAGCGGTTTACGGATGAAAGAAATGTCAAGTCCAGGACGGATAAAAAGGTTTTCAGCAGTCTTTATAACCTTATCCGAGACAGCACTACTCTGGATCAGGCCATGAGAATTGCTGATCAAGGGCGTGATCCGAATCAGATAAACGCTTTGGAAAGACAGGCGAGGCTGAAATACAGCACTCAGAATAAACCTGTGCAGAAGAGTCGTACCGGATTTAGTCTTGAACTGATGGAGAGAATAGATAAATCCAATGACGGCAGACTGAAAGAAACTGATCCTCTGTTTATTGCTGATATTACTGATGTGGAGACCGCTTCCGCCGGAAAACTGACTGCTGCGGACACGAACAGAGTCAGGAAGTATCTGGAGGATGGCGGTGAGAGAGGGCGTTTAGGCTTGAACAAGGTTGATACTATCTGGCAGTTCTACAAAAATAAAAGGGATCCTCCGACGTCCAA